CCTGATTTAGCCATTAAACTAATTGTAGCTAAGTTAGGCAACACGGTAGGTACACCAGCCGATCCACTTTCAATAGTATGTGTGCCTTGTGGATATACATTAATTGATGCGCCAGTATTGTTAGTAACTGAAACTTCGCGTCCTGTAGTAGCCGCAGGCAATACAACGCCACCAGTACCGCTGGTTATAAAGTTGTTGTCAGCATATAATTGTGTAGCAGTACCTTGATTTGTACCAGCAGCCGCTACTGAGCTAGCACTACTAAATTGCAAACCACCGTTGCTAACTATTAGTGCAGAGTTTCCACTTCCAGTCCACGTAATACCACCAAAATTGATATTACCGGTAACACCTGCAAATAAATTTGCTGTACCAGTAGTTACATTTGTAGTGATAGCGGCTGTTCCTGATGTACCGTTACCATAAATGTTTAATGTACTGTTGCCGGTACTAGCACCAATATTTTCTGTTGCTCCTGCGGCACCTACTGTTATCGTTGTTGCATTAGCTAATACTGAACTAGTTGTTAATACACCAGTTCCATTGATATAATAACCTAAACTAGTTCCGCCTAAATTTAAATTGTCTGTGCTGTTCCAATAACCTGTATTTGTTCCACCAGTTGTAGTAGTTGCACTCCAAGTAATTGATTTATTGCTAGTTCCATATACTAATACACCACCACCGCTAGCAGTAATATCGGTAGCACCACTAGTAGCAATATTTGTTACAGGACCTGCAACTGGAGTAGTGCCACCGGTTGCAGTAAATGTAATACTAGTTGAGCTTGGAATACTAGCAACTATATAAGTTCCACCTGATCCTAAACTACCAGATCCATAAGTAGCTGTTACACTTCCTGTAGCAGTTGTTAAAGTAAAGTTGTTACCACCAAATGATGAACTTAAACTAAATTGAGTACTGCTAGCAATGTATGTTACATAATATGTAGTGCTAGTTGATAACCCACCAAATGAAGATGCAAGTGTAAGTGTAGATCCTGGTATTAAACTAGCAGTTGAATTTGCAGTAAGTACATTTAATGTACCCGTAATAGTTTCTGATGAAACAGTTTGGCTATTATTAACAACCCAATTAGCTCCGGACCCGCTAACGATATATGTACCAGGTGCAACGTTTCCACCTGATAACTGCATACCGATTACAAATGATCCTGTAATATTTCCACTTAACGTAAACTGAGTGCCATTAATTGCTCCACCGGTACAATTTGCTGTACTAGTTGATGCCGCAGTAACAGTAATAGTGCCAGTAGACCCTGAACCGGTAGCTGTTATACTGCTACCTACAATTAAATCAACTGTACTAGTCATTCCTGAAATAGTAGCAGTCCAAGGCCCAGTGCCAGTAATAGAACCAATTTCACCAGTAGCACTTACAGATGAATTAGTTAATCGACCTAATTTCATTAATTTGTCTTCGACACTAACACTTGTTGCGTTAGTAGTAACTGTAGTACCGTTTACAGTTAAAGTACCGTTTACAGTAACATTTCCATAGGTAGTTAATTGTTGGCTACTGTCAATTTTTGCTGCCAAAGTTTCTATGCCAGCTGAATTACTTGTGAAGAAACTGATGTTACCGGGAATAATATTAGCACTAGGTGCGGCATCTACAAGAAATTGTATACTACCTGTTCCTTGTAAGTTTGCACCATCGTATGCTCTTGTTGTTATAGCTCCTATCTGATCTCCTAAAAGAACAGCAGTTGGTGATGCATAACTTCCTCTATATTTTCTTAAGCTAATAGCAGATCCGTATTGGTCGCTAAAATAAGTTCTTGATACAATAGCTGGATTACCAAATGCACTAGTAGTTTGTCTAATAGACAATGCACCTGAACCGCCTTGAGTAGTAGCAGAAGGGCCTATGGTAAAAATACCACTTGAAAGAATAGCCGCTCTTGGCTGATAAGAACCACTGGTATCTGTAACAAAAAATTGTAATAGTCCAGGAACTATTCCAGTAGTTACACCACCGCTAACACTTGCACTAATACCTGCTACATTTTGGAATCCAGTTCCGTCATGGCCTTGGAATAAAATGTTATAAAGATAATCGGTGTTTGTAACTGCCGCTGGACCTAAGTTATATCCATGCGCTCTACGCAAAGCCAATGTACCGCCGCCAGCACTTCCTGTAGCAGTGTTAAAAGCTTCTAAACTAATAGCAGATACTCCGGTAACATTTTGTTGATTTAAAAATTGACCATTAATAATAGTTTGTGTATTTGTACTTTCATTCCATTGTAAACTTTGTGTACCAACTAGCGCAGTTCCAGTACGACTATAATAGCCTAAAGCACCAGCCGCACTACTAGCTACTGAAACTGTATTAGTAATAGTAATAGCATGTGTAGTACTGTTGTAGCTAATTGCTATACCAGTCAATGTTCCTCCAGCAAGAGCTGTTCCTACTGCATCGATTGCTCGTGTAGTTGTAAAATATTGGTTGTGCGAACCTTCGCCAACAGTATCTGTTGTTAAGGAAACATTGCCAGTTAATCCGTTTACAGTAGTAACAGGGCTTACTGGATTACCGCCAGCTGTTACACCATCACCAATATAAAGTGTTTTTGTATCAGTGTTATATACTGGTTCACCTTGGGCGGGAGTAATAGTAAGTCTATTAGCGTTTGTCCCTCTTCTTAATTGCAATGCCATATATTTCTCCTACCTTAAAAGGTTCCTAAATCAAAATTGTTTAAAGGAGCACTAAATGTTCCTTGATCTCCAAATCCAGTAGCTAGTGCTGTTTGAATTTGTGTGTTTAATACTCTAACGTCGATGCCCCAAACTGTAGTTTCTACATCTCCTGCACCTGTAACATTGTACCCATTTAAATTTAAATCGCCACCCAAGTGCGGTGCTGTATCGTTTACTACGTTAGACATAGCTGTGCTAGCAATATTAACAGTATTAGATGTTGATGTTACTACAATATTATTACCGCCAGTGATGGATTTAAAACTCATTATTCCAGCTACATCTGCTGAAAAAATTCCCTGGCCTGAGCCAATATTTTGGCCATTTAAATTTGCTAATTGTGTGTACAAATCTGTAAAATTAGCTGAAACTTTAGTAAAAGCTGTACGCAAATCATCGCCAGTACCGTCGTTTGCATAAGTTCCTAAATTGATTATTTGTTGGGTCATTTTATTCTGCTCGTTTTAGTATTTACCAAGTTTCGCTTGGATATGTTTGTCGCACCCAAATGTTAGCTGTTCCTGTGGTATAAGATGCTGTGCAATAGTAGATATAAGTTCCATCAAACGCCATCATACCAGCAGTATCACCAGATTTACCTGTGCTGTGCGTAGGAGGTATAGTCTGGGGATACAAGTCAGTAAAGTTGTTGTTTACTTTACTGAACGCAGTACGTATCGGATCCCCAGTGGAATCGTTTGGGCCGGAGCCAATGTTTATAGTTTGCTGTGTCATTATACTCTTCCTATAGCTACTTGGATAACTCCGGCCTCACCGTAATCTTTATCTTCTAAAGCCTTACCAATGATAGAACCCAATGTTGGTGTTAGTGCCTTAACAGCGTATCCAGCTGTAGCACTTGTAGTCAACATATCACCTTTCTTAACACGACCAACTACTTTAACTGGTACACGACCTGCTAGTGCTATACAAACTTTAATACCAGTTTGTTCACGGTTCATAACATAAGCTGGATTAGTTGTAACTACACCAGCACTACGAGTATCGTTAATTTGGGTAGTTGTTGTAACTTCTTTATCACCGCCAAATACCAATACTGTACCTGGTTCGTAATCTTGATCGCCTTCATAGTACTCTGCCAAGTCAGCGTAGGTTGCCGCAAATACACCATTAACACTCCAATTACCAGTATATGTACCAGTAGTTGATGGACTACCTGTACTGATACTTGTTGTATATACTGTACCAGTAAATGTTGGATTGCCAATAGTTGGACTTGTAGCATATACAATATTTCCAGTACCAGTAGAACCAGTACTAGTTACACCTTCAATAGTCGGATGACCTGTAATTGTTGGATTACTAATTGATGGGCTAGTAATTGATGGACTTGACGAGAATATAATATTGCCAGTACCACTTGCACCTGTACTAGTTACACCTTCGACGGTTATATGTCCTGAGAAAGTTGTAGCTTGATTAAATGTCCACAAACCGGTAAATGTACCGTTTGTTCCAGAACCCCCTGTAGTTAATGTAGTTGATTTTAATGTTCCAGCACTAGCATCAAATGAACTTAGGCTGCCTAAACTCCATTGTCCAGTAATAGTACCGGTTGTACTAACACTTGCTCCAGTTTCAATTGTTGTGGCAATAAGTGTTCCTGGAGCACTTAATGTGCCATTAACTGTTGTAGTTGCACTACCGCTCACATCAGTTGTAGTTATTGCGGCAAATTGCCCCGGTGTATAGTAAGTTACAGTACTACCGACACTTCCTACAAATTTATTACCAGCAACATAAAAACCTGTTGAAGCGTAAATGTTACCGCTAGAGTCGGTTTTAACAATCTTATTTCCTGTTCCAGAAGAAGTAATACCAATTACACCATATGTGTTATTACTAGTGTTGCTTCCATCGTACAGTACTAGCATAACATTAGAACTTGCATTAGTTGTAACTGAGTTTGCAGTATTAAATGATGCATTCTTAATACCATCACCGTCTGTAACTACATTACCTGGAGTGATTAATGCTGGACTTGCGGCACTACCACTGCGGTTTCCTAATACATAGCCACTGCTGATATAAGCCAATTTGCTCAATTGAATACCAGTCGATGTGCTAGTTGATGTTAAATGATCTACCCAACCATATGTTGTAGTAAATGCATTGCTGTTGAACACTGATAGACCTAAACTACTTTGAGTATACGACACTGGTGCAGTTGCTAGTGTGCTTGCAGCCTGTAATGACAATTTACTCATTTGGATTGCCGCTGCCGCGTTAACCATGCTGTCAACAATTACACTTGACTGAATAGTTGCTGTTAAGTATCCAGGTGTTCCATGTGTATATGCAATGGAAACCTGATTACTATTAGCTGTACCAGTTGGTGGAGCAATATTAGTCCATTGGCTTAGTACACTGTCGTATACCATAAAGTTACCAGCAACTTGATTAGTAAATGTAATTGTGCCGCTTGGTGTACTACCGTTATATGTTGCATTTAATGTAGCAATAACAGTTGAACCAGTATAGATAGTACCAGCAGTTGTTGACACAGCAGTTACGTATTGTCCATTAGTAAATGCATTGTTTGAACTGTAAACGTACATGCCAGGTAATACAGTACCGTATACACCTGTTACTGTAATTTGTATTGGGCTTACGCTAAACGCATTATAGTTACCAGCGGCTTTGATAGCCATATCTGCTAGTTTATAAACATTGTTTAAACCATTTGCTAAACTATCAACATACCCTCTATTAGCCGCATCGTATTGGCTAACACCACTACTAGCCATAGTTAAGTTGCCGATAGTGTAACTTGACATGTTCAAGTTACCCTTCATGGCTAACACACCATTAAGTGCTAGATAACCAGGACCAATTAAACTAGCTGTTGCAACGGTGTTACCGCTGTAATCTAAACCTAATCTATAGTCTACGAAACTACGTATAGCTGATTGAACAGGTACAACGTCAGACGCATTACCAGTCATAGTAGAATCAGTTGAGAATTGAGTAATAACAACACCCTTCTTAAATCCTAAACCGTCTAAGTTACTCAACGCAATTGACGCTGAGAATGTAACAGTACCAGTACCTTGGTCAACTTCGAAGAATCGACCTACACGGAAAATACCGTTTTCGTCTGTACTTACATAGAATACACGACCTGTAGTTTCTTCTAAAACTTGATTACTTTGACTAGCCGCAATAACAGCATTACCATAAATTTGGTTTGGATAGTTACTGGTAATGAATCCTCCAGTACCAATGCTCAAGAAATCATGTCCTGTTGCACGACAAGTACTAATACGAACTGTAATTTGTGCTCCAGAGTTCTGTGCGTAACCAATACGCAATGTAGTACTTTGTGCAGGATTAAATGGTTTACTAATACCTAAACTACTACTTGAGCCATTAGTTGGTTCTTTAGTAATAGTTGTTGTACCACTACCATATGAGTTGCCGTTTGCAGTTGGACTAAATGGATACAACAAAGTAATGTTAGTTGTTGAACTAGCAGTACAGTAGTAGTAACCGTTGAACAATGCGTTGCTATTACCAGCTACATAATACCAAGCACTGGTTGTTGGAGCAACGCCACCGCTTATTGTTAATATTACTAGATATGGAGCATTAGTATATGTTTGTCCACCATACGTACCAGCAGTAGTAGCAGTGCTACTTGTAAAACCAGTAGCAGTAAAACTAGTTCCATAATTGTAAGCTGAACTATAGAATGTTGTACTTGCAATACTACCCACAGTTGTAATAGTTGCAAGACTTGATCCACCTTTACTAACAGCAATATTAATGTTATTACCGCTTATACCTGTAATATAATATAATGTTTGTGCAGTACCTGTACCAGCACCAGACCCTGTAGCAGTGAATCTAAATCCTACAACGTTGGCTACAGCGCCAATTTGTGTAAAGTCTGTAGTACCAATAGTAATAATTGTATAACTCTGACCAGTAGTAAATGAACCAGCCGCTACTGTTGCAGGACTTACAACTCCGGCAAATGTACCAGCACTGGTAAATGTAATGTCGTCGCCTATTTGTAAGTTGCTTACAGTACTTAGAGTTAATGTACCAGGACTTCCAGATGTACTTGCAGTTACGTTACCAGTTGTACCGGGATCAGTTGTATACAATACACTTGCTTGAATTGTATTTGAACTGCTAGCATTTGCAACTACGTATACTGGATTACTTGACAACACTGGAGTTAACACGCCATTGCCTGGTGTGCTCCAAGTCATACTTGAACCAGTGCCTGATGTCACTGTTATTGCACTACCACTACTTGTTGCACTAACTTGTATTGAGTTACCACTAATGTAACTGATATAGTAGTTGGTATATGGAGTATACCAGCTCATTCCTGAAATACCACTGTTTGTACTTGTAACAGTGAATGGTGTACTACTACCAGATAATGAAGTAAATGTAATCTGATTTGTACCAGTGTTAATACTTAAAATATAATAAGTAACACCTAATGTTGGTCCGCCTACGATAGACCCACTGAATGTAATTGGTTGGCCTACAACTAGATTATTAACAGTATTCAATGTAAACAAGTTACCTGTTGTAGCTGTAGCAGTAACACTTCCGCTAAATCCACCGCCTACTAGTCCACCAAATGTACTTCCACTAAACTCAATGATTTGTCCAATAGTTAAATTAGCTACTGAGCTCAAAGTAATAAGATTAGTACCGCTAGTTGTGCTAACAACGCTACCACTATTTCCACTTAGTGTAATAGTAGGAATACTTGAATAACCAACACCTGGACTTACTAGTGTGACACTAGTAATTTGCCCTGATGTATTAATTGTAGTTGTAGCAATAGCTTGTGTAGTAGCACCACCGCCACTAAATGTAACAGTAGGAGCAACAGTATATCCGCTACCTGCATTAGTAATATTAATACTTGTTACAGTACTAACTGCCTGACAAGTTAGTGTAGAACCAGACGGAATCCAACATGCAGGACTAACTGTAAATTGTGTACTACTAATAATATTTTGAATAATAGTAACGCCACTAGGTGTAGTTACACTGCTTGGAATAAACGCACCAGTAGTTGAAGTAGTTACTAACATACCTGCTAACAAGTTAGCAGTTGTATAAGTAGTTCCATTTAATGTAATAGTTGTATAGTTAGATATTCCTGTAACTTGATAACTTCCGTTATAGTTTGTGTTAGGATTGCCAGCTATAGTTAAGTAACTATCCACCGGAGGGTATGCTAACAAACTATTTGCAGATATGTTAAATGTTACAACTTTGCTTGATGTACTTCCTGTTTCTAATACATTACTTACATAGCTCATTGAACTTACACCAGTACCGCTTGCTCCAATATTGTTTACTGGATTTGGGTCTATTTGTAAATAGCCAGGAACGTTAGCGCCACCAAATGTGATGATTGAACCTGCGCCTGGTGTGCTCGATGGATATGCACTTAATGTAACTGTAGCTTGTACGTTACTGGTACCTGCAACTGTGATAGTAGAAACAGCACTAACTGTTTGTGTTCCATTAAATCCTGAACCTGTTACAATCATACCAACAGTAATCGTTCCGGCTACTTGACTAACAACTAGTGTATAACTGCCGGTACTACCTGTAGTGAATACACCAGTAGCTACAGTACTTGGTTGTACGTATTGTATAATACGATGTGTTCGGCCATTCCAACCAAATACATAAGTTCCTGTATTAATCTGACTAATAGTTGGAGCATCACTTACTTGTAATACTGAAATCTTATTATCACCTACTTGAGCACCTTGTGTATAAGTTGAGAAATAAACAGGACCAACTGGCACAATGCTACATGCATTTCCACTAAAGGTAATGATAGTATTAGAACCAGATATGCTTGTTCCAGTTACTTTCTGTCCAACAAATCCATACCCACCAATGTACAATCCTGCGGTGATGGAACCACTTATGCTACTAGTTAATACTGCTAGGCTTGTTGTAGTACTAGCACTTTGTACTGCTGTGGCAGTTGCTGTAGTTAATGTAGGATCAGCTGAATACATGTTTGCAGTATCAACTGTAAACTTATAATAAGCATATGACGTATCCATTGACAAAATAGCAATGTGTGGTGCTAATGCTTCGCCTGTGGAATCGATCAAGTTATAGGCAATAATACGATAAATGCTAGATAAATTATTAGTATATTGTAGCGCAGTACTTGGACGAACTGGTTTAACGTTACTAATATTATAGAATTTAATATTTTGTAGCACACGTATTGTAACGATCTGTCCATCATATAAACTATATGCTAGACCGTTAGCACTAGTTTGGTTATCGCCTGCGGTGCTCAATGTAAGTTGTAGTACGTTTTGTCCATTAATAGTTACAGGTGTATGAGAAATAGTACTGATTTCATAACGAGTAATACCACCGCCTACTAATGTATGGTCGATTTCTAGTTCACTGATATTATATGGAGCATATTGATAACCAATAATATAAACGTTCAATACTTGTGTTGTACCACTAACAGTCATTGCTGTTGCATATGAACCTTCCTTGTACACACGAGCACTTTGCACCATGTCATAAGCTAAGTTAACAGCATTTGGTAATTCAGTAACGTCACTGCCGGATCCACGTAATCCGTATACACCGTTTGAGTTTGAACCTGCAACAGAACGAATCTGTCCACCGTTCAATGCCCAATAGGCAGTATAACAGTAGTAGGTAAATGTTGAAACTTGTTCCGTTAAACCAGCGTTTGTACACAAAATACCATAACCTAAATCGTTAATTTGTGTAAAGTCGTTGGCCAACATTGATTTGTTACCAGCAGTTTCTAAGTTAATAACAATACCAGCACCGTTGTTTACATAGGTAACTGCGTTACTTTGGATTGTAGTTGACGCACTATTAATCAATCCAAAGTCTGTAGTTGTTGCGGTATTCAAAGTACTTGTTGGATATGTTTTTGTATTATAACCGCTTTGGAATGAACCGTTAGTTACGTAATAACTTAACACATTGGTAATTAAACTTGATGCCGCACTAGCTTGTGTACTTGGACTTGCTGGTGCAGTTAATGATTTAATTTGTGTTGCAGTATTACCAGTCGAAACTGATATAGTAGTATTACTAAACAAGTTACTTAATATACCGGCAATACGTGTAAATGCACCAGTACATACAGATAAGTTACCACCAGTTAACTGACTTACACCATTATACCAATAAGTTAAAGCAATATCCCAGATACTACTGTTACCACCGTACAACAAATCATAAGTTAATGCATCAATGATGTAACCCATGTCACGTTGTGACTTAAGACTACTATACCCTACTAATGAACCAACGTTAGTATTAGCCGCAATATACGCACTTGTTTCAGCTTGTAAGAAACTTCTGTTAGCTTGCAATATTGCCGCGGCTCTTACGTTATCAGAACTGCTAGTACTACCATAAGGTATTGGGAATTGCAATGTAGGTATAGTTGAACTTTGTGTACTTGACCCTGCAATAGCGTTATTAATAATATTATTAATATTTGCTATGTTTGATTGTACACTTAAATTATCTAAAGTACTTAGACCTAATGTTGCAACTTGTGTACCTGCATAACTGATAGTTTGTGTTAATAATTGCTGAGCAAGAGCAGTTACAGCATAATTCGGTTGTGTGTAATAGATACCTTGGAACACACTCTTATAGTTACAATATAGTACACCTGTAATTGTTGTAGAGCTAAATCCAGTATAGCTCTTGTTTACAGCCCATGTACTTCCTGACCCAGTGCCACTTATATTTGCAGTAATATAAGTTCCAGAAGAAATACCTGTACCTGACAAGAACATACCAGCACTAATCACTCCGCTTGATAATGTTCCAACAGTTAATGTTGTTCCGCTAATAGAGCTAGTAGCCATTACAGCACTACTGTTAATTGCCATGTCATAGCTAACAGCTTGTATTGTACTTGCCACATTAGTTTGTAATGTACTATTACTATACACACTAGCTGGATAGAATGGTGTACTAGAATCTAATTGTAGCACTGCACTATAGGTGCTACTGTTCCAGCTTATGACATTATTAATTTGATAACGATTACCTTGTGTATAAAATGCTGTTGGAGTTTGTGGAGGACGTACATCTAAACCACTATTCAACGCACCGGTGACAGTTATTTGGTATCCTGTGTTTGTAATATTTGTTATTGTACCAAATAGTCGTCCAGCAAACCCGTCAATGAATTGTCCACCAGCAAAGTGTTGACGATTAATACTGCCAGCAAAACTAGCTGACTCTTGAGCATACGGAGATTTGGTTTTAATTTGACCTTCTGGGTCAAGCACCATCATAAATCCGTTGTGACCTTGTGCTGTAATTAACTTGACACGAGTTGCATCGTTAGTTAAGAACACGTCAATTTGTGTATTGTTTAACGGGGTGCTTGTAACATCTAGTGGATTAGTTAGATAATGACGTCCATAATTTAAAGTATTATAAACATGCCACTTGCCTGTTGAATAGGTTGTAATAGCTGGGAACGGATAGATAATAGTACAATTCAATACGTTACCGCTTACAGTATTAACTACTGCTTTACCTGGAGGGCTTACTCCATCGTACGAACTAACTCCACCTGATGATGCTTCAGCAGTACCGTCGGTGATAACAAATCCAATCCAACTTGCTGGAGCAGTTCCAGCACCTAGAGTAATTTGTATGTTACCAGTTATACCACTGATTGTAGCAGTAGTATTAGCCACTGCGGCATAATCAGTACCGCTAAAATTAATTAGACCAATTTGTAATCCATCGATAACACTGTCACGATAGAAGAACACACTACGCCATGGGCTTTGACTGATACGATTCAATGGACGGATAATAGTACGTCGGAAATCATCACCGCGAATAGTTACGTTAGCTGAAAGTTTTAATGGATAATCTTCATAGTAAATACCGCTTTCGACATATACAGTAATATTTTGATCTGCAACTTGCTCACCAAAGTCTAGTTGCTCACCAAATGATATTGACTGTGTAGTCATACTGCTGGTAATTGGCAAGTTCAAAGTAATCACATTGCCAGCTATGCCTGTGACTAAAGTGCCTTTGCTAATTCCAAGACCAGAAGTATAAACACCCATTCCAATAGCAATGTTAGATGTACCATTGAATGATGTAGTATATGAAGTAGAAGCTACTGTAATTGTATATGCACCTAATGTACCGGTAGCAGTAGTTGAAACAAACTGGAAGAATCCAGGTCGAGTCATGTTTATTGTTGCTGTGTCATAGTTTACACTTGTGCCTGCGGTATAGTTAATAATTTGTCCATACGCACTGCCGGTATCACCGACTAATATTTTTCCTGGAATAATATGGTTAGCACCCGGTTCGCCTTGATCAACGAACCCGTTTCCGCCATTATCGAATGTTACTGTATAATAACCAGAACCAAAACTTGGTACAGGTGCCGCGCCAATTCCGTTCATAATAATACTAATAATAGTATTCATATTAGCATTTACAGTTGTAATTGGAGTTGCTGTAAATGTTAATGTAATTGGTCCGCCCGAGAATGTACCAACCGGTGGTGCGCTGATAGATACTGTAGTTGAACTTGTGACTGCTGTAATGTATACTGGACTAGAATTAGTAAATCCACCGCCAGTAATAGCCATACCTGGAACAAGTATTCCGCTAATATTAGTTAATGTTAGCGTAGTAGTGCTGTTACTTACATAAGTAGCAGTTGAAGGTGTTCCAGATATTTTAGCATTTTTAGTGCCGTCTAGCACCTGAGTAACTAAAGTTTGATATCGAGCTTGCGTAGTTTGATTTAATACTTGTAAAGCCAATGACTGAGCAAAACTTATCCCGTCTAATGTCTCAGTCAATTGTGTGCCAATAGCTACAGATTTAGCACTTACGTTTTTATAGTAACTCTTGCCAGCAGTAATTGTTTGATATGTGCCGTCTGTTAATAAGTCAATTACTTGTCCGTCGATAATATATCCAATGTCTCGATAACACGTTGATTGATTGTAACTAAATCCGCCTGCAAACGTAGTCTTTAAATAGTTAACAGTAGCAGTAGCAATAGTGTAAGAATTATTTTCAAGTAGATTGAATGTTGTATAAGCACTATTTGAATTAGATATAGTTGGGTAAGTTGGAGTAGCAGGTATAGAGTTGGTAATTACTCCTGTTACAATTCCAAATAAATTAGTAACTGTAGTTGCTTGGCCAGAACCATCTGCCCACGTAGATGTTTGTGCTTGATTTGTAATTTTACCTGCAACTGATTGGCTACCAACCGTACTGTTAGTAAAACTTACACTAGTTGTTGTACAAGCAGTTACAGTCCAGTAACCATTATAACCAGTAGGTGTCATTCCTTGTACAGTGATAACAGATCCAACTGCATAAGGAGCAGATGTTTGAGTAGCAAATGTTAATGTTGCAACTGTACCACTACCACTAGCACCAGTAGTAGCAATATAATTTCCAATCGTTGGAGTAACAGTACTATTACTAATAACAGAAGTTGTTACGTTTAATGCATGACCTAATCCTGCTACACAAGCTGTTATATGATTGCTTGCTAGTTGACTAACATTGTTGGCAATATATTGATTGGCTGCTTGAACAGTTGCACTATTACCACCGTAAGTGATATCGTATGCAATAGCTTCTAGAACATAGGTTAAATCCCTTGTGCTACTAGTTGTACTATAACTTACGCTTGGATAATTTACAGTCATCCAAGCATTTGTTTCAGCAGTGATAAATGGTATGTTAGCTAAAATTGCGGCTTGAGCATGACCAGCACTACTACTCAAACCACTTGGGTTTGTGAATGTTGGTGTAGTACGACTACTGATACCATTTTTAATTAGATTAAAAATGGTATTGATTAACGTAGTAATAGTAGATTGTTGAATACTACTGTTGATAATTGGATAATTGTTATTTACATACGTAACTGAACCAGACTCTAATGTAGTTGCCAATGCTTGTATCTGACTAGCCACAGTAGTCAACGATGTACTTACTCCGCTAGTTGCAGTTATAGAACTGACAGACGGACTTGGCTGACTTGAGCTATTAACAATTCCTTGTATAGTTCCAACGTTGGTACTAATGCTAGTGCTTGCAACACTTCCACCTGATAGTGTACTGTTTGCATATTGAATAACACCAGTTTGATATAAAGTAGCAGGAGCATTATTATTAATAATAGCTTGTGCTAAAGTATTAATATAACCAATTGCAGATACTGTGCCAGCTTGCTCATAGCTTTGAATTTGATAAGTGCTGTTTATCCAGTATTGTAAGCCAGCATAAACACTTTGTGTATTACCGCCATACATTATATCATAACACAATGCCCATATGATATATTTTACATCTCGTTGGCAAGTTACTTGATTATAAGTTAGTGTAGGATAATTTGCTAGCAAATAAGCTACAATTTCAGCTTGAATAAACGGAATATTATCTAATAATAAAGTTACAGCACTTGTTTGACCTGCGGTAGTAGTTCCTGAAATTCCAGGGAATGTAGGCGTAGGCACAATACCAGTTACAATTTGATTACTAATATTGTTAATAATATTTGTAACCTTAGCTTGAATAGTTGTGCTGGCTATTGCACCGGTGGCAGTTGAGTTGATTACTGATGCTAGATTAGATAATACACCAGCAATTTCGCTAGGGCCGCTAGTATTAGCTTCCATATTACCCGTAGCAGTTGTTAGACCTAATACAGTTCCATTAGGCTGACTGCTAACTTGAATAGTTGCGCTGTCAATAATACTAATAATGTAATAAGTGTATCCAGGAATAATATTACCAAAACTTGTTCCACTGAATACGATAGGATTTCCAACTACCATGCCTAGTGTACTTGCTACTGTAATTCTATTGCTTGTACCTGTTAATGTAACTGGATTTTGTTGAGTAGAAGTTACACTTACACTTCCAGGATTGCTTATGGTATATGTACCGACGCCGCCAGTAGCAGTTCCAAATCCTGTAATAGTAACAATACCAGAAACTCCAGTACCAGTGATGACCATACCTACAGTAAATGTACCAGTTACTGTACCAGCTACTGTTAAAGTTGTTCCGACAATAGAACCGATTGTACAACTAGCTAACCCCGTTGTAGCTGTAACTGCTTGATTAATAGGAGTTGCACTAGTACTCAATCCAGTGTTGGCATATTTGAACGCCAAGGCAACTTGAATACTTTGGAAATTACTACCTAGTTCTAAATCATAACATACAGCATTAATAACTTTGCCTATATAGGTTTGTAAGTTAGCTGTACTATACGAATATGCAGTGACTTCGGATTGCAAATAATTTAAAGCTGTAGTAATTTGAGCAACAGCACTACTTACATCACTGTTGTAGCTGTCGAACAATATACTAGCCTGTGTTGTACTGTTAAAATTTGTTCCTAAGGCAAGGTCGTAACCAATACCGTTAATAATATTTTCAAAAATATTTGTATAACGAGTTTGGTCAAATGTAAAACTATTAACATATTTTTGATTCAAATAGGCAATAGTCTCAGCTTGGATGAATGTTTTGTTTGATTCTAACAAACTAGCCGCATCTGAATATTCTTGCAGTGCAGAATTGCCACCAGTAAATGTTACACTAGTAATTTGACTCTTGTACTGTGTTGGGCCAATAGTATACGCAATAGTTTGGCGATATGGTCCAGGTTCTGTAAATGCTGTACTAATAATATTTTGTGCTTGCAATAGTGCCGCACCAATAGTCTTGTAAGCATACTGAGGAGCACGGCCATTACGACCTAACGGTGTGTTCTTTTGTGTGTCATCACCGCCTGTGCTAACATATAAATTTGTACTACTATAATGAGTATTGTTATCAACATAAAATTTTGTTGCGGCCTGCAAGTCATCTGACCCGTTTCTAATGCCAAATCCGCTCATGCTACCTGGGTGATCACTTAGCTCTAATACTCCAGTCATTGAGTCGCCGTCACGCAATACAACATGTTGACGCTGTACCGCTTCTGTAGCTACATAGTTACCAGACAAACTAGCATTGTAATCTGGATCTGTTGTTTGTGCAGTAGTTGGCATTGCACGTACACGTAATGCACCAGCTATTTGACCATTAATAGTCTGTAGGTAATTATTATTAGCATAGTTAACTGTAACTGGCAACTGCCCTAGTGTTGTGCTAATACCTTGACTAGCATAAACAGCATTGAATGTTGCCACTAAAGCCGCGCTTGGATCAGCTAAACGACCGATAGTAAACAAGTTTGCATTGATTGGCGCACCCATACTTGGAGCAGGATCTGCAATAAGACCTGCGGCAGTACTGATAATTTTAACTTGCTGATTGCTAGAAGTATCAATAGTAATACCGTTACCAGCAACAAGATTACGAGCAGTAAGACTATTACCAGTTGTGCTGGCCATAATAATTTGGTTAGCACTATAACTTGTACCAGCAATTTTGCCATTAGTTGTTAGCGTTCCGGTTGTAGTACTATTGAATGTTACACTAGTAGTTGTAGCAGACGCAACTGTATAAGTTCCGTTATATCCTGTTGGAACGCAACCTGTAATAACAATATTTTGACCAATGTTATAAGGCAACCCAAGTCCTGGATTTGGATTGGTAAAATACAAAGTAGCCTGTGTGCCATTAGCACTTGCAGTAGTAATTGTAAATCCTGTAGTACCTGGAGCATCTGCTAAGTTGCCAAATTTAATAAATCCGCCAACTCCAAATACAGCATACAATTCGTTAAAGTTAGCATTAACTTTATTAAACGATTCACGGATACTGTCGCCAGTTCCGTCATTACCTTGTATACCAATATCAATAATTTGTTGTGTCATCTTTTATACTCCGAAACTGCTTCCGCAGCCGCATGTGTTTGTTGCGTTAGGATTCTTTATAGTAAAATTGCTACCCATTAGCTCTTCTTTATAATCTATCACTGCACCATCTAGATACGTCATACTCATGGCATCCACAAGTAGTTTAAATTCATCTAATGGAATTTCAAAATCGTCTTCGTTTGCTACTTCATCTAGGGTAAATCCATAGCTGAAACCTGCACATCCACCGCCTTGGACAAATGTACGTAGTGCTAAATTGGGGTTTCCTTCTTCGTAAAGGATATCTTTGATCTTTGTTTTTGCTGAATCTGTAATTGTAATCACACTTATAGCCCTCGATATGATATTTATCAAATGCTTTTTATAATCTTAATGTAAATAAGTGTATGTACTTGGGCATGGAATATCAACAAACTCAACACATACGTACAAGTAAAAAGGGTAATTACCACAGTTACTTTAGAAAAAAACGTATTGTGATCTTTCGTTGCGACTGTTGCCAGGGAATTTTTAAACGTGACAAGGGCGACGTAGACCCTAAGCGTTTAGATAATAATTATTACCATGTATGCGGTAATTGTGATGCTAAGAAGTTTGCCCAGAGTAAAGGCGTAGAAGCTCGGCGAGTTTGGGATATGCCAGTTAGTAGTCTTAAGACTCTAGACCAATTTTAGATTTAATTGCGCTAGCTACAGCACCGTAACTTGTAGGATGTAGTTTGTCTGCGGTACTTGATATTTGTGCTAAATCAACAGAATCATCTCCGACAATTGCTGTAGAAACATCCTTAGCGGCGCTTCTATTAAAAGGTAGTATCCAAATGTATCGTTTAGCTTTTAGAGCAGATTTAATATGTGCTATATTCGAAATAGTAGCTTGAGGATTATTATTTTTGCCGCCATTAGCTAGCGGATAATCGTTTGTTCCAGCACTTACTATTGCTAAATCTGCACCTTGTAAGTCTGGATTAGACATAACAGCAGACAAAATTGCTTTAGTACTGCGCCCGACTACAGCATCGGTATGTGCAGTAGGAAACAACTTACTAGTACCGAGAGCTATACTATCACCTACTACAACTATTTTAGAAAACTTACTCTCTGAAATAATCTTTGTAAACCCAATTCTAGAACTAATAACATTCCAGTTCATTATTTTCCACTGGTTATTGAGATATGACTTTTTGTCACTACCATAGTCGCTTTGAAAGGCATGCTCCCACCAGTCAATTAACAAGACAATATCCATCTTAATTTCGTGGTTCTTGATTGTTTTGATTTCGCCTCTATGCGACAAATAAACCCATCCACTACCTTGCACTGCCATAGCTTCTTTTTGAAACTTATCTTTAAAGTTATCAAAAGTTTTAAAGTGTTTGGTAATAAATTCGCTAGCAGATCCATCTGGCTTGTTAGCACCTGCAGGTACTTGAAATTGTGTAAAATAAATGTCGTGTAAAAAGGCACCTGCTTCGTTAAAATCAGCATCGCCTTCGCCCTTGTTAAAGCGATCCACATAGGCTTTGTACAATTTACCGTAATGATAATCTATAGTATCTTCGCTAAGACTGGGCTCTAAATCATCGCGAGCATAGGGCAACTTTGTTTGGACTAAAGTTTTAGGAGTCTTACCTTCGTTAAGTGTAATGTGGCGTATAAAGTTGTACATAGTGTATTTATTCGGTATAAATATCATGGAGGATAAAACACTATGATTAAATTTATCAAAAGTTTCTTTAAAAAGAAGGAAGACCCAATCGCACCTTACAAGGTAGAAACACCAGTTAGCCCTGTAGCCGACGATGTTACTCGTGCAATGTTAGAGTCTATTCCAGCGCCAGTTCCTGCTAAAAAGCCCGCGGCTAAAAAAGCTAAAACGACTAAGCAAATAATTGAGGAAAATCCTAATTACTTGCCAGAAACCAAAGCTAAAAAGCCACGTGCTCCTAAAAAGCCTAAAGCAGAGTAAGAGCCTTAGCCTGCTCGTATAGAGCGAAACTAGCTAAGTTTTTGCCTTTGCTTTCGCACATGATATCGTGCGAGTTTAAAAAGCTCAAAGCCCATTCATTCGTAGATGTATTCCAGTAAAAGTCCGAATGTGCTCTGAGCTTTTGCTTTTTGTATCCGTCTAAAAGTAGTTGGGCATGAACAGGTGCGGTAGTCCGGTCATGCTCCACAAGATAATCTTCACGACTAACTGAATAGTGACAAGTAGGCCGAACACCACGCCAACTATCAACAACACGTTTAACACGGTCATCGTTGGCGTCAATATACTCTCCTTCCCGAATCCAATGATGATGTATATCAAGGACAATAGGAACAAGGTCGCTAATGCTAAGGCAATCATTTAACCCCCACGAGTTTTCTTCGTTTTCGATAGTAATACAGTTTCTTGCTTCTGGCGATAGTCGTTGGTATGCACGGCGGATACCTTCTGGACCTTGTTTACCGGAGATGTGGACGTTGATCTTGAAATCCTGAAAGGACTTGCCGTAACCCATCCAACGTGCCATATCCGCATGATATTCGAATTCCGCTATCGACCGTTCGACAATGCCTGGGTTATCACTTGCCAAAACTGTAAATTGACCAGGATGCATAGACAAGCGAATACTGCTATCGAGAGCAATGTCGCCCACTCTCTTAAAGTGGGTTTCGGCGTATGATACAACGTCAGGTTTACGCCAATAATCAGCAAAGTCATCGTGAGTATAAGCAGGGAGAATGTCACTGCTAATCCTAAACATCCGAAGAGAAGGGTCAAGGGTGCTAACACGCTCTACCAACTTTCTTGTTGCTTCGATATTGCCTACCATTAGGTCCCATAATCTTTGCTCCGCGACATCTCTTGATTGTTTATTTAACCAAGAAATAGTAGTTGTGCCAGTGTTGTATTGTTTGGCATCGTCATCTTTGCCAATACCGTCGACCTGATGAGGATGGTCAATCCATTTACATGCGAAGCCTATACGTTTCATTACCAATGCCTTATGACGCCTAAGATTATAAAAGTGTTTGTAAGTACATATGATAACACAATTAAGGTACGAATGCAAGCAATTCGGTCCGATTCTTTATCCGTATTGCCTGTTTTCTCACCTAATGCTTTGGCCCAAAGGCGCCAAAAATACTTAACCTTCGTACGTAGCTGAATTACCAGCATGTTCAAATACTTCAACTGATTTAATTCTTACTGTTGGGTTTAAGGGATAACGATGGTTGCCATTTACTAGCAAGTCTGCCATTTTGTCATAGCACATTTTGGCAAACAGTTCGCAACCTACTCCAGGTACAATACGCAGGTCGCACACCCCTGATCTACGATAGGGTTCTGTTTGTACACGATCTGGATTGCCATCGTGTTCTGGATTTGAACTCCAGCCTGCCATAGCTTTGAATCGATCTAACAATGGATCGTCTTCGGCAATTACTGTAGTATGATCAAACATATAGTCTGCCCAGGCTTTGAATTCTTTAAGTCCGCCAAAGTCCATACCCCAGTTCTTTTCGTCTAGTGTATCGCATTCAAAGATTAGTTTGATACCAATCGAGTATCCGTGTAGTAACGAGCAGTGGCTATGTGTGGCACGCCATTGTCTAAAACAGCATGAAAGTCCGCGGTCGTTACCGTATGTTTTTGTTGAATAAAATTTTGCCATTGTCTTCTCCTAAAAGTAGCAATGACATGCAGAGTTTATATTGCGGGATGAATGCCTAAGTCCGCATAGTATAATTATACAGACTTATTTATAGAAGTCAATTTTACTGAGCGGCAATTTGTCCAAAGCCCAGCCATTGTCCAGGTGTGCCTGTTGCTACGCATACCCAACCAACATAGTCATCGGCTTTTGGTTCAGCGTTCCAGCAGATGTCTCCAACTACATAACTGCCGGTAGTAGGAGCGGCAATGTGTGTAGTAAAGCGTTTGCCACCAATACTAACATCTCCATTTACACTAAAGTTCAAACTAGGATCTGGATTGTTAATACCGACACTTAACTTGCCAAATACTTTTACTGGTTTAGACTGTAGTGTATTATCGCCAATGCTGATTTGATTATTGTCGCCGTAAACTATATTTGCAGTAGCCTGTGTTAGTTTAACAGCGTTATTAAAATTAAATCCGGTATTTTTTATTTCCAAACTATTAACACCGTCATTGAACACAATATCAGTTGCTGTAACTAAACCGTTTACTTGTAGTTTACCCAATAGTTGAGTATCGCCAGTAACTGATAAACTGTGTAATGCACCTACACTAGTTAAGCTCGATTGAACAACAGTTGGGCCTAATATCGATTCGTTCAACACAAACTGGCCGTTAGCATAGTAACCTTTGCCCAACCCAATATCAAAACTTTCGCTAGAGTATAAACGATCAGGACCGCTTGTCATTGCTAACTGACGTGTAGCACCTGTGCCGACCCATTGTATTCCTAGACCATAGATACTTGTATCAGTTGTTGCTGTAAACTGTAATGGGTGTGTGCGATCTATTCTATTATCAGTTACTATGTTAGTAGCAGTTAACGTACCGTAAACATTTAATACACCACCGCCTCTGTACTGATCACCAACATTAACTTCGCCACTTTGTTTTATTGTAACACGAGATAAGCCGTCTGTAACAATAGTAAAATCATGATTACTATCAGTTCCAACATACGCACCTGTAATATTAGGACTGCCCAATACAATGCTTATATTATTTTCTAAAATGTTGATAGCGGCGCTTGGTTCGTCTGTGCCAATGCCTAGTCGATTGTAGTTACTGCTAAAAAACGCAAAATCGCCTAGTGTTGTATCTCCGCTTACATTAAGATTAACTAGTGTACCTAATGCACGTAGTTTGCTGTTAACAATGGTATCGCCTAGCCCACTGCTAGTAATTACTGGGACGTTGTCTATTTTATAAGTTTGATCTGGGCCTGTATCAAAACCAGAACTTGCCCATAAACGTCCGCCTGTTCTGTATTGTAATTGGGTAGAGCCATTAGGCCAATTCCAGCTAAACCCTTGTCCGTTTAACTCTTCTTCACTAGCGCCTTGCCAATTATTTAGATTAGAACCGTTTTCTGTAAGTATGTTTCTTACATTAATAGTATCGGCAGTAATTGAACCGTTAATGGTATAGTCGCCATTGTGCGTAAATGTACCTGTAGTATTGGCTAATTCTGCATTAATTAATTGTACAATGCCGTCTTGAATTGATAGTTGGGTCATGGATAAACACTCTCTTTTGAGTATTTATCCACGATTTGCTATACGTTACTGCACTTTCAACAGTACTGTATCTTCATTAATACGTCCATTCATCTTAGTGTCTGTAGCATTAATGTCTTCCAAGAACTTGCGTAGTTGGACTTTGCCTGCTGACTTAAACTCTTTGAGTTTGTCTTCGGGCTTACGTACAGTCTTTTGGATGCTTTTGAATTCGTCGAATCCTGTAATTGTAGTTCCCTTAACACCCAAATCGTTAAACTCTGAGGCAATGTATTTGCCCAATTTACGTGTTTTAGTATTGAACACCCAAAGTTCCTTCGAACCAATAATATCCGCAGGGTTAATCGAAACCAATTTTAGAGGCTCGTTCGATTTCATGTACTTGAGCTTGGCAACCAATTTGTCCTTAGGTACAACTTTAGTTTTACGTGGCTTACGGTTAACTTTGGCTTCCTGTGCCAACATATCACAAGCACTCATAATCTCTTGGTAAAACGCAATTAAATTACGAATTTGCTTTTTGGTACGGTGGCTATAGCCCTCTTTAAGCTGTTCATCTGCCTTGCCGCTAGCCAACTCTTCAAGTTCAGCTAAATCCCTGCTGTAGAGGGTTTTAATAAGTCTAGCATGTGCGGCTTTGACTTCTTTACCCTTGAGCAAGTTCAAAACTTTGAACGCTTTTGGATCAAAATTTTCTGGGTCCGTTTGGAAACCTTCAATGGCATCTTCCAATTCTTCAGTCATACGATAAGCGGCTTCTTTGACACGCTCTTGGATGCTGGGCTGTACTACTAAGGGTTTAGTTTCTACAACTTCATCTTCGACGTCATTTTTACCAGCTTCAATAACTTCTGTAATCTGCTCACGCAACCAAGCGGCAGTATCGCGTCCTTGATTGAAATCAGCGCGAACTGCGGGCATGCCACGAAGCAAACAACTTGCAATGGCACCCATTGTTACGTTTGAACGACCATCTTTGGTTCGCTTGTAAGCGGCAATGTCTTCTTTGGTGCAACCAACTGACTGCATCCATTTGATAACTGCTGGCTTCAAATCTTTACCGCTAAATTCCAAACGGTAATATTGCATAGCAGTATGCCAGTGACGGAGAAATTGTTCAGCATCCATTTGTTCCACATTGTCCCAAACTGGGCTGTGATCTTTTACTGCTCGTGTACGATGCGCAATTACCTGCTTTTTGGTAACGCGAGTTTTGGTAGCTGTTTTAGCCAATTTCAACTCCTGCTTTGTTTAACATGTATATATTATAGCGCCGTCTAGCTATTCTGTCAAGTTCTGAATACCCTTCAAATACTTGGCTTTTTCGGCATCTCTTTTGAGCATAGCTTCTAAAAGAACTTTTGGATCGTTTGGATCTTGTTGTTTTTCTGCAACAATAGGTATTATATTTTTTCTACGACGATTATGTACAGTTTCTCCAGTTTGGTTGTCTGGGCTAATCCAATCCGATATATTACCTGTCATGTTTATTGTTTCACTAAATGATTTATCATATTGCGAAGTTTCCCAAGCGTACACACTTGATTTAGTTTCATCCAATGCACGGTGGTGGTCAAACTTATGTATCAATTTCAAATCGTAAGATCCGTCAGATTTTATTGATATACTAAAATCGGCAGTGTAATCATTTGTTAACCAACTACCAAAAGTAGCAAAATCTGAAGATGGATCAAATCTTACAAAAATATCCCCCGAACCAAAATACAAATATATTGCGTAAGCTAATGAGAGATATTCATTAGCAAGGCCAAGATTGTTTGTAAATTGTTTTAGATTTACAAAATTATCGTAAGTACAATATTCTTTACTTTGTCCTAGATTTGACACACTGTAAAAACTATTAATATTTGAATACTTTTGACTATTAACAATAGTTGACCCGGCATGCGTTTCTAAAATATCCAACCAAACATGCAATAATTTTATTCTTATAAATCGATGCAGAATAGTATTTTTAAATCCATCAGTCCACCAAGTACTTAAAAAAGTTTTATCACTTAATCTATCTTCACCGACCATCCCGTATACTTTCCAATCTGTATACATATGACTAGCAGTAGCAGGCCCTGCTCCAAAACCAGGACTAATAGCTCCTATATGAGTTCTAGCATTTGATATTAGTTGCAAACTGTGTAAAAAATCTATAGGTTCTTCTGTAGGAAACCCAACCATCCAGTTAACATGATTAAACAGTCCTACTTCTGCACCATCTCTTAGATTGTTTTCAATTTCCCATATTTCAATTTTTTTACGCATATCAAGTAAGACTTTTTGACTACCTGATTCTACACCGTAACTTAAACATGTACAACCACTATCTTTTATTTTTTCAATAAAAGCCTTATCCATGCGACCGTCACATCTTACATAACTGTTCCATCTAATATCAATTTCTTTTTCTAATACTAAATCGATCAATCTTCTAAAATTTTTAAGATTTCCGTTAGCTAAACTATCTACAAACCAAAAACGTTTAACTCCAAATTTTTCAATTTGATGTTCTATTTCTTCTATAACACGTTCAGGTGTATTACTTCTAAATTTCCAAAAATATGTTTCGGCACAAAAACTACATTCTGCTATGCATCCTCTAGATGTTTCTATACTAACACCATCTGGATGTTGATAGTTAGATAAATTATAATCTGAATAATCTGGGAAAGGTAATTCTTCTAATTTTAATCGACTGTCAGTTGTGCCTATTCGTTGTCTTAGCGGAAATGTTTCTGGTAAGTTATCTAGTAGATCTATCAGGGTACCTTCGGTTTCACCTACAAAGAAATAATTAAAAGGCAAATCAAATATAGTGGATCCAGTTAATGTTTCGGGCCCACCGGCTATGAAACATGTTTCAGGCAGTTTTTCTTTTAATTCATTAAACAAGTATTCTACAGCAAACAAATTAGTATTATAAACACTAAATCCAATTACTCGGGGGCTGTCTTCAACTAATTGATCAATAACTCGATCAAACAAGGGTTTTAAATGTGGCAATACTTTTTCAAAGAAATTTTGTCTATTAGTCCAGAGAAAATATTTTTCACCTCTCCAATAGTCTTCTCCTACTTCTTGTTTAATAACATGATACGATTCTATGTTTAAATCATATACTTTGGTACTGTAATTGTAATGCCTGATCAACCCCACAAGTTTTGCTAGATTATAGGGAGGAAATAATACACCCCAGGCTGGCGCCATAATCATTGCTACTCGGAATTTATCTGTTTCGTCCCAAGGTTTATCAAATATGTCAAACTTTGTATTTTTTGTTTCAAAATTTCCTAGATGACTATTAGCATGATTAATGTTATCTTTTTCTAGGATATGTTCGAGTATAACCTGATCTCTGTCTTTATTAAGATTAGTCATGGTACAAGAGCAGCCATATTACCTAATTTGACTTGCTCATTTTTAAAAATTGGATCTTTAAGAATTTCTATTAATTGAGATCTCTCAGGATGGTTGTCCTGCCAAATAGCCATAGTTTTAAATTGTTCATCGCCTATATGCCACCACTGTGCAATTAAGTTAGTCCAAATTACCGGTTTAGATTTAAAACCCATTTGCCATTCTACAAAGGGTTTAAGTTCCATATAGTTGTCTTTTTGAACTATTAGATTACTTTGCCAACCATTTATATTTGGAAAACATCCATCTATAATCATTTGATCTAACAGGTCTAAATTCTTTTGTAGACGTTTAAAGTTTCCGTTCTTACGAACAATTTTATAAGTATCTTCAGTGGCGGCATCTACGCTTATATTAACATAGGCAATATGCGGCCACAAAGGTTTTATAGCGTTCCAATTTTGCTCTGTCATCATAACTCCATTAGTTTGGAGATTAATGAATAAATTAGGAGGTACAGGCTTGCTGGCTAACTCTTCTAGGTAACTCCAGTACAAAGGACTAGCAAATGGGTCACCACTACCTGTAATACTCAGTACAACTTTTGGATACTGTGATATTAGCAGGTCGACAAGTTGTTTTACACGCTCATGTATACGTACGGCTTGTTGCGCTTTATAATCCGTAGGATCTGTAGGATCCCATACAATAAGGCCGTGCCTGCAACTTGGACATTGCAAATTACAACTAGGGTCATAACTAAAATATACATCTACCGATCTATGGGCTAGATAGTTATCTAAGTTTTCTATCGGAACAATATCCCAGTAGTATTCTCTTTTTTGATTATGTAATAAAGAATTTAGTTGCGGGCATTGATCGTTACATTCGGTAAATTTACCCTGACGCATATCGTCTTGTATACGGCGTCTGTCCATATTATTAAGGACTTCCTCCGCACTATCAGTGAGTAAATCTCCAACCCAAGTGGGTAACCAAGTTTGGCAACATGCACTAATCTTTCCGCTCATGTGTATTTCAATGTGCCTAAAAGGTGCGGCACACGCATGTCGGGATAATACTTCTTCAGGATTACCGTAAGCAGATTCAGGTTTAATAAGATATTTGGCCATTAACTTAGAATTTCCTTTAGTTCGGGAATAGTATTTAATGTATCTTCTCCACGCATTTTATCTACAGTAGCAGTAAAGTTTTTAAATTCTTCTAACCATTTTATATTTTGTGGTTTTTCCAAATGCCAGAATAAATGTAAAAACAAATGTCTGATATCCGTATTATATTTCATACGATAGTCAACAATATAATTTTCTAGTCGCTGTCTAATTTCTTTTCTATAACTATCTGGTAATATGCTTACGTGGAATCTAGGACTATACTCTACTACGTTAATTGAAAAATTAAGCATACGCTCGTAATCTTTTTTAATAACACCTATTTCAATTAGACGATCAAGTATTTCTGGAATTCTGAATACATTCATGGCACTGACAGTAATACTAGGACGTATGTGTATCTTAAGTTCATTTACTGCCCTTAAGTTAGCTTCTACATTAGCCCAATTAGTTCCGCTACGTATTAGTTCTGCTCGTTCATCAATTTCATCTATGCTGGGCCATAACCAGATTCGTTGCCCCCATTTGCGCCAATAATCTAATACATTTTTATCTTTATAAGTTAGTTTGCTTAAATTACTATTATAAGTTAAGATAACATTGTATCTCTGTGCTTGGTCTAGCATTTCTAAAATTTGCCAGTGTTCGTCCATAAGTAATGGCTCACCGCCTGCAAAGTAAATTTTTTCTACAGTATCGATGTATTTTTTAAGAAAGTCTACGTTAGTAGCCTCACCAACATTTTCAATTTCAATTACTTTTCTATCATTAGTAATCCAACCTAATCGTTCTGCATCTGGCAACCATGAACTACTAAATTCAGGGCCACATGTTCGACATTTGTAATTACAAAGATTACTAAATCTAAAATCCCAATATTTTAAATCTACTTGGTCAACATGGCCATCGGGTGCAGTAATAATAGGAATATCTGCTAATTTTTTATTAAAATATTTGTTATGATTTAATCGTGTACTGCCACCACCGCTACGTTCTGATTCAAAGCATTTAGAACAAATCTTAGGTTCAATACCATTAATCATGTCCTTGCGGAGATTTTTCATGTAATCTCCATTCCAAATTTCTTCGATAGTCTGTGTAGTTAAATCGCCTGCATATTCTTTATAATCACTAGTCATGCAACAGTGATATACTTTACCGCGAGGAATAATGTTTAGGTGTACCCAAGGAATAGCACATATAGTATTTGAAGTCATACTGTACTTATTAAGTCCAAAGACTCTGACGAATTTTTATTAGACGAATCATCATAGCTTCGTCTTCTGCTTCGTAAGCCTCTTCCATCTTGTGCATTTTGTCCATGGCAATCTTGCTCATTTCGGCAAGCTCAGGACTTTTGTCACCGCTGAAACTTAGTCGACCACCATTGGCCATTCGTGCGGCTTCACAGTAAGCAGTCCAGCCACTTGCTTCCATCGGCTCTGGACGATTTCGATAGACAGTAGTCCACCAAGTATAAAGCTCGATAATCTCACGAGCGGCTTTGGCTTGATGTGTCAGCTCTGGAGTTTCACCTTCTTCGAGAAACTCGCTGTTGTCCAAATCTTTAGCCCAATTCAAATAAGCCATACCAGCTTCTGGACAGCGCCATGTGCGCCAGCGCAACCAGCCACTACGCCACCAAGGAGTTTTGAACTTCTTACGTTCTTCGGCATTCCACATTACATAGTGCCATGCTTGTTCGATTTCCACGAAGTCCACAAGTTCGTTAAAAAGACAAG